GTAGTTATTATATAACTTGTCTGCTGTCTACATACCACAAACTGATTGAAAACACCCCAAACTTTAACATAAGATCACTATGCTTTCCCTATTCCGAGGAGGCAGGACCAGATCTTCGAGCAAGAGAGTTGATGCTAGGAGGAGTAAGAAAGGAGAGAATCCTCTGATCCATAGCAGAAAGGTGTCGGATGCTGAGGGTAAGGCTGCTCAAGACATTGTTCTGAATGAGGCCGACAGGAAGTTGTACAGGTATGACTTGCCAACTAGTGAGAGAGGTTTTGGGGATCTACTTGATGACCATGATGAGAGTGGTGTGTTTCCATATGCTGCTATCACAGATCAGCCAGCTGAAGAGTATGATGCCAGGATACGTAGAATCACAAATCTTCAGCCTCGTGTCAACAAGAGGAGGCTAGATGTGCCAGATCACATAAGTGTGAAACTGTACAAAGAGGTGGAAGAATATCCAATCTCATCTGTCATTCTCTTCTCTGAGAAGAAACAGCGTCAAGGAAACTATGATTACATCTTGATTAAGAGAGCTGCATTGATCCTCACTCCATTGAGCTCTTTTATTGATAGTCATTCGGATGTGATAGTCACCCTTTGCGACATGAGAAAGAGAACAAATAAGACAGCCAGGTCAATGACTCTGCAAGACAATAAGCAGTACAAGGGTGAATTCACTCTAGACTACTGCTTTCCCAAAGAGTCTGCAGGCAAATTGTCCCTTAGCTTTGCACAGGAGATTCCTACATTTGATACTGGAGAGCAATGGGGGGCATGTCAGATATTCCTGGAGTTAGAGGAGTCTGACTATCCGCAGGTTGTGGCCTTCCAAGAGACAATAGCAACAGCCTCTCTGACTACTAGTATGCTGGAGAAATACAAGTATGACCCTGCACACGTCAATCTTGCCATCAGAGAGTCTCACAGAATGAAACTCCAGGATTTGTATCTCCAAGGTCTGATATCAGATGAGACTGAAGCAGTCAAGGACAAAACCAAGAAGGTTGCTTATGCTCGAAGCTCAGGAGCTGGCTTAAAAGCATCCAAACAAGGCCGGAAGAAGATTGAAGTTTCCCAAGATGGACACATCGATTGGTCAGCTGTGAGAGAGATGAGCAAGCCACTGCAAGCAGAAGATCAGGTTTCAATTGACCCTAGTGAGGATGGATCCTTGAGACAGAGATCGACAAGTCCAGTTAGAGTATCCCCCCCTGGTAAGAGCATCATGAAGAAGCCTAGAGTAGGGTTTGCTGAACAAATTGAAATTAGAGAAGTTCCTAATGGGAATGTGGAAGCTGAAGAGCCAGATGATGGAATTCCTGTAGGTTTTAGTCCCGAGGTGTCAGACAATGAGGATGAAGGGTCAATCCCCATCAGAGTCAGTAAATTGTCCAAGATCAGATTGCCTGACTAACTCAATCTCTTCCCTCAGTGTTTTGCACAAACTAAATTGATCGTATCTCTCTTATGTTGGAGTTCAGGTGTTTGAGAATTGGGCACCCTCATCCTTAACGGCGCTGGCGCTGTTAAGGATGAGGGGCCCAATTGTAGGGAATAGAGAATTTCAAGCAATTTTAAACGACTCAGAATGGAGAAATAACAATCTGCAATGACTAAAATAGGCAAAATCACTCACAACTCCTGAACTCCAAACATCAAATCAGAGCTAGATCTTGAGGAAGTCTGTAAGATCACTCTCATATTCTGCTTTGGTTGGTATGCCTGTCTCATCCTTCATGATAGCATTATAGTTCTCAACCACTGGCTTGAGAGTATCGTACAAGCCTATGACATTGAACTCAGTCAAGACTTTCTGCTTCATATCCAGCTCAGGGACTTTGGACTCAGATGCATTCATGATAAAGGTCCACTGCTCCGCAGCTATCATGACAGGATCTACTTCCAGCTCTTTGCCTTTCTTCTTCTGCTTCTTCAGCCTTCCTTCTTCAAACACAATGCTTTGGTCGCATGAGTAGGATGCAACAGACTTGAGGAGGAACCATCTGGTCCTGTCTGCCATCTCCTTACTGCAGAATGAAGCAAATGCGTTCATTCTCATGAACTTGGGGATGTCCTTTGATTTGAACGGCTTACCTATCATGTCCTTTGTGGGGAGCTTGTTAGCCATTCGACATGACAGGACAGGGAATGTCCCAGCAACTCGGGGGAAAGTCACAACGTCACTAGGAAGGCCTGTGCCAGTGGTTCCCGGTTTGATCTGGTATTTGGAGCACAGGTCATCAATCATGTCTCTGCCATCTTGCCCTCTCCTGCTCAGCGTCTTCCCTGATAGATTCCCCATGTAGATGTTCGCAGCAACAATCATCATGATGTCCGCCCTAAGATCATCGTCAGACAATTTGTGATATTCCTTCAGAACCAGGAGCTTCCGGATGATAGCATGTGGATCAAAACCTTGGAATTCGAAGATGATGAAGAGGCTGAGATCAATCTTGTCTGCAGTCACTTCAGTAGTGGTGCTGATGAGACTGCTGAGATCTTCTTCTTTCAAAGCAGCCATCTTGGAGACCAACTCTTTGGAAGTCATCTTCACTGTCAAAGCAGTTGATTTCCCAACAGCAGGAGTGCTTGGCCCTTGACCAGCTATTTCAGGAGTGGTGGTGGTAGACATGATAATAAGTGGTGGGGCAACGGTGGGTCTTTGGGAAGGATGTAGACAGAAAATAGTTATAATTTAA